TAAAACAGGTTTGTTAGCTAATGGGTTACAAGCAAAAATAAAATGATTTGATCCAATTCCAGTTGGATTATAATCATTGGTATCGTTATCTGTTAAAAATAAAAAAACAGTGTTAGATATGTCATCAGAAAAATAACCTATACAGTATAAATTATTAATACCAGTTATTGTTTGTAAATCAAAAACTATAGTATTGCCTAGTATATTTTCAACGCTACCTACTCCGTCACCTTCTGATTTACTAATCTGAACATTTATAGCGTTTCTATATTCTCCATTTGGTATCAAACGGGCATCAAGGTCTTTATTCATTTTAGACCTTATAAAAGTATTTATAGCTTTAGGCATTTAATTTTAGTGTTTTATCCATTTAGACTTACCTCTCATCACTTGAACTATTTCATCAAGCTTAATATTAGATAATCTTATTTTAGCATTTCTAAGCTTACTACTTCTTTCTCTTTTAAATCTTTGCACTATATACTCTGGTTGATTAGCTCTTGTAGAGATTATGTTATACATTATAGAAGCGTATAACGCATCTTCAGCTAATTTAGGTATTTTAGTATCTTTGTCATACGCAAGGCCGTCTGATATATACTCTAAAACAATTATTTTATTAACTAAATTACTAGAAAAAGACATTTTACCTTCTCTGTAGTTTGGATTAAACCAACCATTTCTTTGAGCATATTGAGGTAAAAGACCATACTGTTGGCCATAAAAAATATCTGTAGCAAAACCGTAATAGTTAGCCCAGTAAGTATATTCGTCAAAATTACTAAATATACTTTGATTTAATAATTGAGTGTTTGCGTTTTTCCACCTTTCTTCAGTTATAGATGTGCCCTCTGTGTTTGAGCCAAAATTATCCTGAATAGGAACTCCTTCAGCGTCTTGTACTGGATTTTCAAACGGACTGATTGTTAAATTATTAGCTGGGTATATAGGTCTTTTTACACCTAATTCATCAATGTAACAAACACCTACGTAGTTTACATAGTCCTGTGGTAGCACTATATTAAGACTAGCGGGTATTGTTAGTTCTTGAGAATGTACACTTTTTAAAGTATCATAGCTAAATTCTTGCAAAGATCTTTTAGCAAAAAATAAAACATCAGGCTTGCTAGCTTTTTGAAGTATTTTGCCATCGCCAACATATCCTACCATAAAGTTATCTATAGCATCATCTAATGTTATATATTCATATCCTCCATAGTTGTTCTCTACAGTATCTCCATACGCTTTTTCAGCCTCTGTGTCTCCGTAGTTTCCTCCATTTAAAGTTTTTAATTGAACAACAATATATGTGGTAGCAGAAAGACCGCTAATAGTTATCGCGTTGTTGCTTACTGTATAAACATTAGTATACTCTGTCCAGCTAGAAGGATTAGGTAACCCTGTACTGCTAGTGTATATTTTAAAATTATTTAAAGCATAATCAGTTTCACTTGGATCATATGAACCAAAAACTAAATTTGTATTAAAAGTAGTTGTGAAGGTTTGAGTATTAGGATTTGGAAGATTTGCAGCAGAAACAAACGCTTGAGCTCCCTGGTAGTATTGTTTATTTGTTTCAGTTACTAAACTCATTTATTTAAGATTTATCGTTAATTTCTACTTCTTTAGACTCTTGCTCTGCAACTTGTATTACAGTTGGATCATTTATTATAACACCACAATATTTTAATATTTTCATTATAATATTAGATTGCTCAGATATATCTAATTCAAAGTCTTGTGATGCAGCAACGTTATAAACGTATTGATTTAAAGAACCAACATAAAAAGCCCAATTAGGATCTAAAGGCTTTAATAAAACATTAGCTATAACTGAATCAGGATTAGGACTTATTTTTAAATAATTACTTTCCTCTGTTCCTTTTGTATAATAGTATATAGGATATTTTTTTGTTGGTTTTGTTAATTTTGATCTTTCTATTTTGCTGTAATCTTTTTTAGAAACAAGAGCTGTTATTGAAGAATACTCAGTTTGACCAGTATAAGTAGATATAACTTCTCAGGTTCTATATATAACTCTATGACTTATACCTGTTGTAGGATCTACTGAAGGATAGTAAAAAACATTTCCAGTTATAGCTATATTTGTTGGTGTTAGTGAAACTTCTTTAATAAGTGAAGACACTTTATAAGAAACTTCATCAAACATGTTAAAAAACTCAGTATCGTTTTGTGTGTTGTTTTGGTTTTGTCTATTTAATTGATTTGCATTAGGAAAATAAGAGTTGAATATTTCGTCTTGAACCTGAGCTGCTAAACTATTAAATTCAGCTGGAGTCACGTAACCTCTTTGTTCTTTGTTTAATATATACAAGACTGTTTGATATACTGTGTTTACGTTTACCATATATTTTTTTATTTATACTAAAAAGGCGGCCGAAACCGCCTATATTATAGTATCACTTGTTTTTATAGTTTTTTATCTATAGATTTATAGATCTCAACGCCTTCGTCTGTTTTTAAGAAAGCGGCAAATGCTGAATAAGGGTTTTCATCAAAAGGTACGTTCATTAATTTTCTACCGTTTGATCCCCAAGTAAATGTTCTTTGGTCGCCTGACAAATTAATTATACCAGCTTCAGCAGCTCTAATCGCTATATTTCTTAATTGAACATTGTCGTCATTAGCTAGGCTAATAAATAATTGTGGATTACTTCTAGCAAACAAAAGAATATCTCTTTTAAGTTCTTTAGAACTCATGTTGTTTACTTTAGAGCCAAGTTCAACTCTTAGTATAGCTTCTATTTGATCTATATCCATACTTCTAGCTGCATTCATTGCGTCTATTTGAAGATCTAAAATACTTAGATCGTCTTGCGCAACATCAATAGCGCTAAATTCTTCATACATTCTACCTTTTAAAGGGTGGTATAAAGAAAGTAGTTTTTGTAAATTTTGTTTTTCTTTAGGCACTTTTAAGTCGCCGTCTTTAAACATAATATGTCCTAATGTTGCTTCGCCTTTTTGTTCTTCTACAAAAGGAGAATCATGATTAGTAGCGTATCTAATTTCTTTTTGTTTACCTGTTTCTTTATCAAACCACAATAGCGAATGCTTTTTAGTGTGTTTACTAGGTATTGTTAGAGTTAAAGGATTTTTACTTCCTTTTAAATAATAGACTCTATCTTTAATTTCCCAACTAGGTTTTGTTGTTTTAGGTGGTGTTTTTGTAACCACGGGCTGAGGTGCAACCTCAACAGTTGTTTCTGCTGTAGCTTTTTTAGCCATAATATAATAAAATTAAATAGTTAATAAGGGTAACAGTTACCCCCGTTGTTTTAACGAGGGTAAACATTACCTGTGTAATTACACTCCTTTGAATAATACAAAGTTGTTAGCAGCTTGTACAACCAAACATCTTTCAGACAAGAAGTTAACTTCCATTGCGTCTAAAGTAGATGTAAAAGCTCCACCGGCAGAACCAGTCAACCAAGACTTCATGCGTCGATCATCAGCTTGTGAAGCTCTGTATCGTACGTGCAAGAAAGGTCTACGGATATTAGTTCCTAGTACTTGATCGTATACTGTAGATGTTCCAGCTGGTATTAATACACCTTCGATAGAATTAATTCCGTCGATAGCGCCACGAGTTGAAGCGTCGTTTAAGTATTTCCAATCAGTTTTGTAGAAATCATAAGATCCTCTTCGGAAACCGCTGAACCCTAAGTTCAATGCCATTTCTTCAGAGTTTTCAAACAAACCAAATGCAGTACCTCCGGCAAAACCACCAGAAATATTTGCTAGCATGTCATCAAAATCAAGAGCTGTTTGTCTTTGCAAGAAAAGCATGTTTTCTTCAATAGCACCTTGAGTATCTAAGTTTTTCAACACAGCGTCAAAGTCGTCAATACCAGCGGCAGCTGTAAATCCTACTTGTACGTTACCACGACCTTCAATAGCAGCAAACAAACCTTCACTACCTTTTCCAGTTGTAATTGGAGATGCAGCATTCACTTTTTCAGCTTCAACCATAGACATTTCTAGGTAATCTTCAAAACGTAGTCTTGTTTCCGACTCAGCTTTTAGATACCATAAGTATCCAGATGTACCATCTTCAGTTGCAACCTCTACCCAACCAATTTGAGCCATATCAGAACCAGATACTACGTATTGGCTTTTTAGGATAATTGGTGAATTAGAAAACTGAGTGAAAGCAGGATCAACACTTACGTAAGCAGTACCAGTGTTGGCACCAGCAGCGCCGGCATCGATTTTTCCTCCTTTTTGATACTCAGAACCATATACAAATACTTTTAAAGAACCAGAAGTAAATCCAGCTAAAGTAGCAACAGTGTATGGTTGAATAGTAATAACATCAGTGGTAGTGTTAGAATCAGTTACTAAACACTTTTCTTCAGCGCCTGTTGCAGTATCTAACACAACAACAGTTGCTCTTGGAGATATAACATTATGAATATCTGCTGCACCGCCTGGATTGACGTTAATAGTCAAATTACCACCAGCTCCGGGTAAAGTACAGTCATCATACGCAATGTGTAATCTATTTTGTTCAGACCAAATTACTTGATCTGAAGTCATTGGCATTTCAGCGCCAACCATGCGCAAGAATCCAGATAACGTTCTGTTTCCATAACGCTCTACTTCTTGCTCATAAATCTCAGGCAAATACTGCTGTGCGAAAGTGTCTGTGTCGCCACCACCAGCTGCGCCGTCGTTAAATTTTAGGTAATTACTGTTTAATAGCTCTTGAGTAGGGCTAGGAACAATTTTACCAAATTGAGGAGTTAAACTCATAATTAATAGTTTTTATTAGTTAAATTTTTTTGTTTTTATTTTCAGTTTTGTAGCATCAGCGCCTGAAATAGATTTAACCTTAAGTCCGTTTAAAAACACTTCTCCTTGAGTAGTTCTAGCTTTAGTGTCACTCAAGTTTTTTGATTTGTTTACAACGTCCTTTATAGCATCAGCTTTTCCTTGCTCATAAAAATGAGCTGCGATTTTGTCTACATTTTCAGCAGCATACATAGCCTTATGATAACCATTGACATCTTGAACATTACCTGATTCGTCTAGGAACTTCCCGACTAGGTTTGTTATGTTAGATTGATTTTCTGCAACTTTATCTAAGTTTTGAATATTATACTTATATCTCTTTTCACCAACGTTGATATCAAAACCTTTGAAATCATTGCTAAAAAGCTTTTTTGTATTATCCTTAAACTCAGCGTGTTGTTGCTCGGCTTGTTCTTGCTCCTTATTATATCTATTGAAAAAATCCATAGCTTTTTGTTGATCTTGAGTAACGCCCGGTCTCAACTTGATCTCGTCGTAATACTTACTCTTAGTCTCTTCTAAAAAGTTTTTGGCTTTTGCAACTTCTTCTTTAAACGCAAGTTTCTTTTTTCTTACGTCTCTTTCCTCATCTATGTCTTCATCGTAATCAAAATCTTCTAAAAGAAGATCTAAATCTTCAGAATCTAAATAAGGTTTATTTTTTTTGTAATACTCTTTAATAAGAGTTTTATCGTCTACGTTGCTGTAATCAGCATTTAAACGAGTATAATCTTCTATTGTCCCACCAGTTTCTTCCATAAAAGCAACTAGCTTTTCAATATTTTCAGGCAAAGGCTTGCCTAGTACTTTTTCATCTCTTATAGCTTCTTTAACTTCAGTTTTAGTTATTACTTCTTCTTCAGCTACTTCTTGGATCGGAGAAAACCCTTCAGTAGTCTCGTTGGACTCTTGTAAAGATTCTCCCACCTCTGCGCTATCTCCGGATGGTTCTTCCACAGATACCTCCTTTGTTTCTCCGATTTGAATGGCATCTTTTTCTTCGTTTTTGGAAATTACTACCTTTTTAACCTCTGATTGTAACTCTACTAAAGGTTCTTTGAGATTAACCTTTACAGGTTCTTCAGTTTTTTTTATTAATTTTTTAGGTGTTTTCTTTTTAAGTTTAAAATCACCTTCTTGCTTTACAGCTTCTTGTGTTTGTTCTGACATAATATAATATAATTAAATAATTAAAGTTTAAAATTAAACTTGTTGTTGTTCAAAATTAATAGGATCGCTATCATTTTGTCTTTGAGAAATCATTTTACTTTGTTGAGTTCCTTCTATTTTTATTCTTTGATCTTTTCTATTTTGAGCTTGAGATTCTTTTTCAGAAACACTTTGAGCCTCTATTTGCTTTAACTGCATGTCGTACCCGTGCTGTATCTCCATTTCTCTTTGTTTTATCAAAGAAGCTTGTTCCATTTTTTTGATTTCCATTTCAGTTCTTGCTTGTTCGTATTGAACTTTAGAACCTGATATTGCTTCTTGTTTTTGGACCTCAGCCATAGCTGTTTTTTCTGCAGTTTCTGCTTGAGCAGTAGCTTGAGCCTGTATATTAGACTGCTGAATTTCCATGTCTTTAACTTGCTTTCTTTTACGCTTAATTTTAAGCATTTGATTAGCTAGTTTAATGTTTTTAATTTGTCTTAAATCTATAGCGTCATCTAAATCAATATTTCCAGCTTGTAATGCAATTTGAATATTATTTTCTAATTTTGCTTGCTCTTCCTCATCAGGTTCTAATTCTAAAAATATACCAAAATCGTGTAAATTTAAATTTTCTATTTGATTCAATGTTTCAACATTAAATGCAGATATTGAATTTTTTAAAGACTCTGCTGTTAATGGAAACTCTAAAGCATCTGCTACTTTTAAGGCTATGTTTTCTGCAATTCTAAGAGTTATATATAAGCTAGACTGATTTATATGTTTAGTAGCAACATTAGAAGCGTTAGCCGCTAGTTTCTGTAATCCTACTAAAGTATTGCGATCAGGTAAACTACCATCTCTAGCTTCATTTAGTCCTGTTACATCTCGTATCATCTGCAAGTAGTATTGATACGTTGTAATTAAACTTTGAATTTTTGCGCCACCACTACTTGTTTGTAGTTCCTGAATTGGCACTTTACCTCTATTTAAATCACCATCTTGTGTTAATGATCTACCTACTATAGAACCCGTTTGGAAGTACATGTTCAAAGCTTCAGCTGGATTATAATTTGTACCATTACCTAGGTCTACTTCTGCAAGTCCGTCCATATCTAAATAAACACCATCTGGCACCATGCGAGCTAATACTTGTTGAAGCTTTAAGTGAGTTATTTGAATCATATCAGCAAAACCTTGACATTTGCTCACTAAAGAGTCTATTCTACCTTTGTACATGCGAGGCGCGCAAATAGTATAATTCATTTCTACTTTTGTAGTATCTGCGTAAGGTCTTGACATGTTTTTTGCTAACTCCCACTTTAACAAGGTATCAGTCCCTAAAACTTTAGCTCCGCTATATAAAACCTCTATAGATCTTGATACTCTTTCAAACATATCATTTTCAGGTGGATTAAAAGTATCATCTTTTTCAATAGCCTTCATTAAACCTTGGTCAGTTTGTTTTATTTTAAATACTTGATTGTGATATGTCTTGTAATCAAAATATAAAACTTGAACAGTGTTTTCATCATATCCACCCCAACCTGTAATATATTGTCTATTACCAGGCATTGCTTGTATTCTTTTAAGCTCTTCTTCTGATATATTTGGAAATTCTTTTTTAAGTTCTGGTATTGTTATGGATTTTACTTCACCTACGTAATATATATCTTCAAAATTAGGATCTTCTGTATAAGAATAAACCATATAAGCTGGATCTACATAATCTATTTTAACACCATTAGCTGTGTTGAAACTAGTTTTAGCAGCGCCAATACCACACACGGCTATATCCATATTTATTCTTCTTCTTATAAGATCGTATTTGTTTTGAGCCATTATAGAAGATATAGCTTCTTCCTCTGCTATTTCAATAGCTTGTTTATAACTCAACTGCATGTGAAGTTCTAGCTCTTCTTCAGACTCTGGAATTATGTCTGGATTAGGAGTTTGATATAAATCAATTCCTAAAGTATTTTTAATGTTGTCTATGTATTTTTTAGCCAGCATATCTTCATACATTTTAGACGCGTATGAAGTTCTTTTGTTAACAGAGGAAGGATCTTGAGCATATGCTTTTATTTCATAAGCTTTTTGAGATATGCCATTTACCACTATATCTACAAATTTAGATAATATAGGTACTGGTTTCCAGTCTAAATTAAGATAAGACAAATCACCATTAATAGACAATTCATCTTTATATTTTTGAACAGGTTGTTCGCCTCTAGCGTAAAGTCTTAAGGTATTAAAATTGTTCCAGTTTGTTAAATATCTGTTGCCATTTACCCTACCTGATTTAAACCACTCATACTCAATAGCCATAGCTACTTGACTGCCGTATTCCCAGCTTGCTTTTTCAGCATCGCTTACTACTTGACTTGGAAAAGCGCTATTTGAATTAGTATATATATTCATTTAACTTATTATTTTTGATGTAACTCCCCTGTTATCGTATCTTTTGATACCTAAATCTACAGGTTTTAAATTTATTTTATTAACCGGAGAATACCTATGTTTATTACAAGCCATAAGCGCTAATCCAGAACTAATAGAAGCATCGTGTTTTGTTCTGTTGTTTATATTAAATTTTGACCAATCATCTAAAGTTCTTTGAAAATACATATCACCATGACCCGTTTCTTTTAATCCTACAAAGTTTTCTATATATGTTTCAATTGCAGAGGCATGAGCTTGCTTAATGTCTTCACTTGAATTAGGTATACCACCCAACTCCCTCTCTGTTATTGAGAGTTTATTATATTTTCTATCGGGTCTATTCATGGAAAAACCTCTATAACCTCTTTTTTTAAAATAATATAATAAGCGTGGTTTGTTGTTTTCTGCAAGTATAGGCATGCCATAAAATACACAAGCCATCAAAACATCTTCAAAAAATATTTCAGCAGTTTGAGGTCTTGCTATATATTCTAAGAAAAAATGGTTTGGAGGTGCATTTTCCATGCTGAATTTAGTTAAACCGTGCAAAGAGCCTTTTGAACCTCTTTTATCAACTGTTCCAGATATATCGTATGGATCACAACCAAAAGCACCCATGTGATCATTACCAGGATACATAACGTTATATTTACTATATCTTCTATTTTGAGCTACTAAATCAGGAACCCATGTTACTTTAAATCTACCACTGCTATTAGGAACAAAAATTACTTTTGTGTCTTTTTCATTATTTTCCCACTGAAAACTTCCTTGAGTTATATTTAAAGAGTTTTTTAAATCTTCGTTAAAATCTATTTGTTCATAAATCTTAGTTAGATTAAATAAAGAGTCTTTTGACTCATCTCTAAATGCGTGTTTTGTTGTTCTTGGAAATTGTCTATAAAACTCATTTAAAGCGTCTTGATCTTGCTTTAGACCTTCTACTTCATTGTCCCAGTACTCTATAACACCTTGCTCAATTGTTTCGCCCTGCGGTCCGCTAATTCCCTTGCTTGGGGTGTCGAATACAGGTAAGCCATAAGAATCGATGTATCCTTCGTAATTCCATTCCATAGGTATGAACAAGCTATATAATCCAGAGCGAGTTTGTCCATTTGCATTTCTTTGAGTAACGTCTGAGTCATTATATAGTTTTTTAAAGTTATCACCTCCTTTATCTAGTGAGTTACTTGTTGAACCCATCATGCATTTTCCTATAACTCTACTACCTAATCGTAAACACGTCTTCGTGACACGCCAGTTGTTGAGGATGTTCGTCGGGCGTTCCCACTTGCCGCTCTCGTCGTGGACAAGTAATTTAAGCTTTTCACCGTCGTACGAGTTGTCGCCAGTGTTCTTCCAGTCGATCGTGGTGTCGAGACCGTCGAGCTCACGTAACGTCTCGTTGGTTTCAAGTTTTTTACGGGTAAACTTGCTCGCTGGTACTCTGTACGCAAGTTCTGTCTTTGGCCTGTCCATACCGTCCTGTATTGGCTTGAAAAAGAACGGGTAATTAACGGATATTGGTACAACCTTATCAGTGAACATCTTCTTGGCGTCAGGGCCAGATTTTGATAACACTCCAAACCTAGAGTCGCTTGATATGGTCGCCATATTAACAACCTCTCCTGATGCCATAAATGAAAATCCAGACCGTCGATTCTTGAGGTAGCACATACCATAGGATCTATGATCGGCCTTACAAGCTTCCCAGAATATGTAGAATAATCGGTTTGATTCTCGGAAGTCAGGTTGACCGACATCAATTTTACTCCACTGCAGGTACATATAGTGAGTACCAGTAATGTAAGTAGCCAGACCTTTATTATAGAACCAAAAGCCTTGTTCTCTTTTATTGAATTCACTATCGATGTAATCATACCATTTTTCTTTAAAGTCTAGTGGGTATTCTTCCCAATCAAATACAGACTTTATTTTTTTCAATACTTTAGGATACTCAGAATATTCCCATGCGTTTGAATCAAATTTTTCTACGTTAAACTTTTCAGGTAAAGCTATTTTTAAATTCTGTATTTCATATACTTCACCTATTTTACCTGTCTTAGATATAACAACCATGTCGTGTTCTTTGTTATACCCATACTCCCATTTTTTATACCTATTAGTTCTTTTTAAAACTTTAGGTTTTATATGGTCTTTTAGAACTTTATATAAACTTTGCTCGTACATTATGATGATCTACCTTCTGCAAAACCTTTAAAAGTTCTTTCTTTTACTTCTTTAGGTTTATCGTTTAATAAGTTTTCTTCTTCTTCAATGCGATTAAGTATTTCAAATGCATCGAATATAGCTAGCTTTTTTGTAGCTGCCGCATTTTTGAGTCTGTCAGCTGATATGTCATCGTCTGAATCAACAATAGCTTCTTTAGCTACTTTGATTAGCTCTTCAACCGCTCGCTGCCCAGCTTGGATTATATTCTTCTTCGTTTCCTTGGTGTTCATACTTAATTACAATATCATTAGATTTCATACAGTAAACTCTCTTTCCTTCAACTAAAAATTCCCATTCGCTATTAGGTGTGTAGCCAACTAGGTCTCCTGGGTTTATTTCTAGCGCTTCTAAGGACTTATTGCCATATTTTAATATACCAATAAGCTCACGCTCTTTATCAAGCGTTAGAGAATCATTACTTTTTATAGGTGTTATAAAACATCTGTCACCAACAGTGTTCCAACCGTTTTTATTTTTATATAAATAAACCTGGTCAAGGCCACAGAAATACAAATTATCTTCAAAATAAGATCTGCTTTTCTTTTTCTTACCTTTCATATCATAAAAGGTTCTAAATACGTTTTGGTGTATAACTATTATATCACCTTTTTTTATACCAGTTTTAAAAGCTAGTGGTGTTTCTATAACTTTAGCTAAACGGTTTACAAATTTCCAGTTTTCAATTTTAGTATTGATAACTACATCTTTGCCTGCTATTTTAACTGTGTTTTTGTATTTATCACCAACTGGCTTTACGATAAAATCGTATAAGCTTTTCATTAATATTCTAAATCATACTCAACAGATACAGCCATGTTAGAATTAAACTTCTTCCACGGCAGTACCTCGTTGTTTTTTTTTATATAAATATTATAAGATCCATCAGTTTCACTGAATAAAATATAAGCTATTTCATGACCTCCATAAACCTGCTGACCTACGGAGTAATGCATAGCGTCGTTTTTGTAATCAGAACCTATACTGATTTTTCTTATAACCGAATCCATTACGCTTCTTCAGTTATTTCAGTGTATTCACCGGTTTCAAGATCAATAGATATCTTGCCGTAAGCTTCTTCTAAAACTTTTTTCTCTTTAGCTAAGCTTTCGTTTACTTCTGCAACCTTATGCAATAAAGCGTGTTTTTGTGTTTCTACAATTCCAATTTCAGATACTAAAGTATCTAACTCTTTTTTTATAGAAGTTATAGCTTCTAATTCTTCTTGTTTAATTTTTGCCATTTGATTTAATTTAATTTAATTGTTATGTTTCTTTAATAAATAATTACACGGTTTTATCTAAATTTATCTACGCATCGTTTTCTACAGCAATTAAGCCAAATTCGTCTACATTAGTAGAACCAGTTTCAAATACTCTTTGAATTTTTATATTTTCCATAGTTAAATCAGAAGTATCATTGGGTTTTATAAACACTGCATCTGTTTGACCTGCTAACACGCACTTAACGACAGTGTTTGTTCCAAAAGGACCAAGTAGTCCATAGCCTTTATTGCCTTGTAGTAAATTATTTGAGCCACCATTGCTTCTATATATATTATAATTGTAAGGAGCGGCGATACCACTAACAGCTGGAGAAAGCGTTAAGACTTCGTCACTTACCACTGCTGATACTTGAGTTATAAAACTAGGTCTATTGGTTGTGTTGCTATCTACGTAAACAACATCTCCAACAGCAACTTTATTAGAATAACCCGTATTGCCAGGGTTTGAAACACCTTTGAATTTTGCGCCAGTAGTCGTAAGAGTAGTTGTACCAGTTGAACTAGCTCCAGTTTGATAAGCTCCAGGTTGTGGGATATTAATAGTATCACTAAGTAGTACTGGAATAGCTTTGTTAAATGCCATAGTTTATATTATTTATTTTTTTATAATTTGTTTTGTTTTTTCCCAGCTACGACCTACAAAATAAGCTCCGTATACAGTAACTAGTAATGTTTGAAATATTGGTATATACTCTTCAGCTATTTTAAACTGACCTATATTACCATCAAAAAAAGCGCAAGCAGTGAATATAACTGTTAAGTATATAAGCACCATTGGTCTTATATTTTTAGACAGTTTACTATCTGATGCCATATCAGCCGCCCAACGAGCGCTAACCTGCTCTTGAGCTTCAGTGTCTGCTTTTTGCAGTATTTCTGTTATTAACCTTTGTGCTTCTAGTTTTTCTTCTTTAGTTGTTGTTAAGTTATCTAAAACCTCACCGACCTCCTTAATGACATTGCCGGTTAACCACTGCCATATTTTTTTCATATAAT